ATCATCGAGCAGAACAAAGCCCAATACAACGCTATTGACGAACGAGCGAAGTGGGGCGAACTGACAAAAATTGCTTCCCTCCCAATGGTTGTCATAGACGACCTTAACAAAAAGGGGATAATGCGCGGGTTTGCGGTTATGGATCAACGAGGCTTTAAGGCTTTCCTGAATGATCCTGATAACCGTTTCTTCAGAACCCGACCAGGAGAAGTATGAATATTGCAATCTGTGTTCCCTGCCGTGATACCGTCATGGCTGGCTTTGCTTTTGACTTAGCCAAACTCTGTGCTTTTGATGGCGTCACGCGATGCTCTAAAGGCGGCTCCCTGCGGATTTATCAAATGCCTGGGACACTGATCTTCAACCAACGCCAAAAACTTGCTGAGACTGCTTTGGCTGACGGTGCTGATGCGATTCTGTGGATTGATTCGGACATGAGATTTCCGAAAGATTCACTCCAGATCATGTTAAGCCGCGAAGTCCCGATTGTGGGTGTGAACGCAACGACTCGAAGAAAGCCTGTTGAGCCGACAGCACTTGATGCTGATGAGAAGACGAATCAACTTGTAAAGGTTTTCTCGAAGGGTAAAGAGGGACTAGAGCAGATTGTCGGTGTTGGATTTGGAATGGTGTTAACTCGGAAAGAGGCTTTCAATTTACCCAAGCCTTGGTTTTGGTTTGAGACAACGGCAAAGGGTGGTTTAGTTGGTGAAGACATTTATTTTTGTGCGAAGGCATGGGATAATGGGATACCAACATACGTTGACCATGAATTGTCGATGCACATCCGACACATAGGAACGTACGAGTATGGATGGGATGATCTATGATTTCTACATATTCAGATTTGAAAACAGCGATTGCTAATTACTTGGCAAGGACTGACCTCACAGATCAAATTCCCGACTTCATTCGTTTCGCAGAGATTCGCCTGCGCCGTGAGTTGCGAATCCGTCAAATGTTGAAGACTGTGACCACCTCCACGACCGGAGGGGATTCAACTGTTGAACTGCCTTCAGACTTCCTAGAGGTGCGGGATTTTGTTGTTGACACGAATCCGATTCAGCCTTTGACTTACTCCAGTCCTTCGACATTCTCTCGGAACTCTCGCCGTACAGAGAGTGGGAAACCGATTGACTACACCATCATGGCTTTGGAGTTTGAACTCGCTCCCACTCCAGACAGTAACTACACGCTTGAACTGCTGTATTTTGCTGCACCGACTTATCTGAGTGACTCAAACACAAGTAACGTCTTCATGGCAAACGCGCCTGATGCCTTACTGTATGCCTCCCTCCTTGAAGCTGAACCATACATCATGAACGATGCAAGGATTCAGACTTGGGGGTCTATGTATAACCGAGCAATCGAGACTCTGAATATTTCCGACCAACAAGGTCAGTATTCGGGTGTCCCTCTCGCAATGAAAACTTCACTGAGGTAAATCATGGCTGAAATGTCGAATTATCTTGAGAATGCGCTGATTAACGCAACTCTACGAAACACCAGTTACACAAGCCCGTCCACGGTTTATGTCGCACTCTATACGAGTGACCCGACTGACGCTGACACTGGAACTGAGGTTTCTGGCACTTCCTACGCTCGTCAATCGGTGACGTTTGGCTCTCCTTCTAACGGAGTGTCTACAAATTCAGCCGCTGTGGAATTCCCGCAAGCTGGAGGTTCCTGGGGTACTGTGACTCATATTGGAATCCGTGATGCTTCTACGTCTGGAAACCTGCTGTATCACACTGCCTTGGATGCTTCTAAGGCGATTGCAACTGGCGATGTGTTTCGTATCGCCTCTGGCTCACTAAGCGTTACACTCGCGTGAGATGGCTGACCTTCTCCCACCGTGGACACTTGACTCTCTTGATAACTTAAAAGCGAGTCTTGATGACCTGACGCTTTCGTTAGACAGTGAGTTATACGAAACGTCCGTCACGCTGTGGGATGCTTACGGATCGGTCAATGCGACTGCATCCGTAAGTTCTGGTTCTAGTGTTATCTTCGCCGGAGCGGGTTCTGTATCCTGCTCGGCATCGGTTTCATGTGATGCTCAGATTGTCAAACCAGCATCTGCAAGCATAAATTGTGAAGCCACCGTCACCGCATCGGCAACTAGGGTTCTATCTGGTTCTGCCTCAATTACAGCACAGGCTGATGTAACTGCCTCGGCTCAGATCGTTAAAGACGCTGCTGCCTCAATATCTTGTTCTGCAACCGTCACGGCGAATGGTGGGTTACTTCTTGCAGGTGACGCCTCGATTACCGCAAGCGCAACGGTAAGCGCAGCCGCAATCCGTGTAAGGGATGCTGTTGGGTCTATAACGACCTCCGCAAGCGTTTCTTGCGAGGGGATAAGGGTTAGAGACACATCGGTGGAAATAAACGCTCTGGCGACTGTTTCTGCCAACGGGACGGTTATTCTCGCGGGTGTTGGATCGGTTAGTTGTCTTGCTACTGTGGTTTGCGATGGCAGACGCATGGGGGATAATTGGTCAGACGTTTCAGAGAGCGATAACTCATGGACTCCGGTTTCTGAGTCTAACAACGACTGGACTGAAATCTCTGTGGGAACGAATACCTGGACGCCTGAAGGAACTGGGTCGAATACATGGACAAGCCAATCTCAAAACAGCAATGTTTGGCTTTTGCAGGGGTAAATGATGGCAACACAACGAATTCAACTGACTGAATGGCTACCTGACCAGCCTGGTATCTCTGGTGCTTTGACAGACGCAAAGAATGTCGTTTCTCAGGCGATTGGATACGGTCCTTTCCCTTCTGCCACGACATTTTCTCAAAGTGCTGCGGAAGACCTGACCACTTTGTATGCGGCAAAAGACACCAGTGGTGCAACGAAACTGTTTGCTGCTGGCGCGTCTAAGATGTACAGCGTCTCCGGTGTGGGTGTTTTGACTGATGTTTCTCGATTCACTGGGACGTATTCTCAGAGTGGAACGACAACTCTGACGGTTACGTCTTCAGGGCATAAGCTGAAAACTGGCGACACCATTTATCTTGATTTCACAAGTGGAACTGCTACGGATGGGTCTTTCACTGTGACTGTGGTTAATGCAAACACTTTCACCGTGACCACGACCTCTGCGACAACCTCTGGAAACGTCACCATTAAGGTGTCTTCTACTGATTACACCACTCAGTCAGGGGACAGGGTTCGCTTCACTCAGTTTGGCAGAACGATCATTTCCACGAACAACTCCCAACGTCTTCAGTATTGGGATTTGACCTCGTCTACTGCTTTCAAGAATCTCTCTGATTCTGCGCCGATTGCAAAATACATCACAGTCGTTCGTGATTTCGTGGTGGTGGCGAACACTAACGAAGGATCGCAACAGCCTTACCGAGTGCGTTGGAGTGCTTTGAACAACGAAACCGACTGGGTTGAAAACGTAAACACTCAGTCTGATTACCAAGACATTCCTGACGGTGGTCAGATTGTAGGAATCCGAGGAGGTGAGTTTGGCGTGATCTTCTTGGATCGTGCGATTCACCGAATGAGTTATGTCGGTACTCCGTTTATCTTCCAATTTGACAACATCTCTCGAAACAAGGGATGTATTGCCTCTGGGTCTATCGCTCAGTATCAAGGCATTTCGTTCTTCTTGAGTGATGACGGTTTCTATATGTGCGATGGGCAACAAGTCACGCCTATCGGTGCAGAGAAGGTTGACCGATTCTTCTTCAATGACGCATCGGAATTTGACTTCCCGTCAATGTCTGCCGCTGTCGATCCGGTTCGAAAGTTGGTGATTTGGAACTACAAAGGCGTGGATGGTAATCGTCATTTGATTATCTACAACTTCGCCACGAAGAAGTGGACCTACGCCGATGCTGGGACTGATTACATTTCTGAGAGTTCTACATCCTCGTCAACTCTTGAGGAACTGGACACTCTGAGTAATTCCATTGATGCCTTGGCGATTTCTCTTGATTCTCTGATGTTCATGGGTGGTAAATACTTCCTGGGTGGGACAAAGGGAACCAACGTGATGACCTACACCGGATCGAATCTGACTGGAAGGATCGCCACTGGAGACTTGGGTGGTCAGGGTCGTTCTGTGATGACTTTGGTGCGTCCTCAAGTTGACAACGGGTCTGCAAGTATCGCGGTGTCTTCTCGGACTCTCTTGAGCGAACAGGTAACGTATGGAACCGCTGTTTCTGCGAGTTCTGAGAATCGGGTTTCTCTGAGAAGTTCAGGGAATTACCATCGAGTCCAACTAAATCCTACGGGGAACAACTGGAAAAACGCATCAGCGATTGATGTGGACATTGTTCCCCAGGGGGTTCGATAAGGTTTCGCACACTTCCAGTATTTGGTGCTGATCTTAGGGGTATCTCTGAGGTTGTCCGTGGCATCATGGACGGAAAGACCAATAACATTGGAACGATCACTCTGGCAACAGGAAACGCCACGACTACAACGATTCAGGACTACCGTATCGGCGCGGATAGCGTGATTATTCTCGTTCCTGCGTCTGAGGCGGCTTATGCGGATTCAGCTCCCTATGGGGCTTTTCAGGACTCCACCAACCAGACTGCGGCAAACACGACAACTGCCTACCCG